AAATAAGCGGAATCGTATGATCCGATCTCCGTTGGAGCGTGAAGTTGTATATGCCAGGTTCGATTGCCATAATTAAATTTTTATTATGTACATCATAGCTATGTTACGAGGTCTTGCTTCACCACCTTGACTTCCAGAAGTACCAGAAGCAGAAAATGTATGATTATGTGAGGCATCAAAATCAACACCACCTACAGGACTTGTTGAAGCACTCTCTGTAATTGAGTTAGTTCCGTCTTGTGTTTTAGTAAATACACCACTTGCAGAACCGTTAGCATTAAAACCTTCTGATATTTTTCTGATATTACCAGTTAAAGATTTAGTACTGGTTGTACCAGAAAGACTTATTGAGTGGTTATGAGATGCGTTTTGTGCTGATTGAGAAGTGGCAATACTTCTTCCGCTATCTGTTCCTTTACCATTATCAAAACCTCTTATAAATTCACCTCGTAAATCAGGAACTTTAAAATTACCACTATTAGTTGATCCATAAGTCGTGCCAATAACTGCAAATAACGCTGCATACGTAGTTCTACTAACGGTAGCACCATTACATTCTAGATAACCTGATGGAACTGTAGCTACTGCCATACAAAATACTGACCCACTAGGAACCCCTTGTACTATAGAAAAACTTAAATTACCCGAACCATCTGTTTGTAAAAACTCACCAGCATTTCCGTCATTAGAAGGTAAGGTTAAAGTTACATTAGAAGTTAAAGAAGAAGGTGATTTCAAAGCAACAAAAGGTGATCCACTAGAGTCTTGTAATCTTATAGGAAGACCATTTGTTACATCCAAACCTGCATTACTTATAGAAACTCTAGCAGTTCCAGCAGTTGAGAATCCTATAGTGTTGGAACTTGATCGAAACATTCCTGTATCTGTATCATTATCAAACGAATACGCAGGGCTACCAGCACTTGATCCATCATCTCCAAGTAGTTGGCCCGTCATCGTACCACCTGCTCTAGGTAGTAGTCCTAAGTTTGCAGAGTTTACAGGTCCAACAGTTGTAAAACCATTATTGGCAGAGTTTCTTATCTTTAAATTATTATTATCTGCTGTATCCACATAAGGCATAAATGCCTCTGGATTGGAAGGATCAGTACCACCACTGTTTAAAGTTTTTATCGCATCAAAAACAGCATTGAGGTCACTTCTCACGCTGGCTCCTGAGGCATTGGCAATATTATAGTCTGATACTTGGCTCATCTATACAGTGCTTTTCTCCATATTACACCCCTTTACCATATCCTACAGCTTGAAATGTGAAAGTCCTATCAACAAAACTAGAACCATTTTTAATACTTACAGTAAATCCTGTTCCAGATACATTAGTTACAGTAAAGAAATCACCTGATTGAGCATTTTGAATTGTTATACCAACAGTCGGCAAGAAAGCATTTGCTCCTCCTAAAGATGAAGTGCCAACAAAGAATGGTGTTCCAAACGTAACTGCCTTTGCTGATGTTCCCGATTGTTGTGGTGCGGTAGATGTGCCACCTGTTGTCTGATAATTTTGTTCCGTTCTTGATTGAAACTCTGCTGTATATCCTGCTTGTTGCACGTTCATATTCTGTGCAGTATCAGTAGTCTCAAGTATTAATTTAAATTTAAATCTTCTACCTCTAAAAGTACCATTTGCAAAATTATTAAACGATCCAAAACTTCCTGATGCTGTTTGTGATGTAGCTACTTGTATCTGACAGTTTGCTTCGTTTGCTGATGCACCATCAAAATTACCATTTGTAGCGTACTGATCCCACAGTATTCCTGGTGGACCAGGGATTAGAGTTTCAATGTCTTGACCAATAACAAAACCAATAGAGCGTATGACCCTTCTTAAATCAAGAGAAAATACAGCACCTAAATCTAAAATGTCTTTGAAAGCATATTCTCCTGTCGCATTTGTAGCTGGATTCGTAAGCTGTAATGCACTTGTTGTTGTGTTAAATGTTGTATTAGTATCTACTCCTTGAAACGGAGGATTATCTAAATCTTCTCTGTCCTGCAAAATAACTTGAGTATCAATAAGATCAGGTAAATCTTGAATAATACTTGTTTCACCAACACTAAAGTTTCCTTGGTCATCTTGAAATTTTAAGATATATTCTCCTTCCAAAGAGGGAACAACAACATCTGTACTGTTACCAGCTAATGCACTAATAAGATCAACTGAACTTGAAAACGTACCACTGCCATCAGTTAAGTTACTATGCCTTACATAAACTCTTCCTCCATGTAAAACATCAGGATCTACAGCTTTTGACCATCTAAGTCTTACTAATTTATTAGTAATAGGCTCCATAGATAAATTCTGAACATCACCTGGAGGTGTCGTTTTACCAACCGCATTAAATGTTAAATCTGTTGATGTTGCTGATAATTTTAAAGCTGCATTGAATGAAAAGACTTTAAACTCGTAAGCTCCTGCTTGTGTACTTATTATTTCAAAGTCAGGTCTAAATACAACTTCACTCACCCAGTTTGTGTTGTTAAATCTGTACTGAACAAGATATTGACTTACTCCTGTAACTGATACCCAAGATAAAATTAATTTAGTAACCGCAAGAGCATTTATAACAACAATTCTTTCAGATGCCTGTAAGTTTCCAGGAGGATCTTTTGGTTCGTTCAACAATGATATACTTCTTGCTGGTAAACTTATACCTTGTTCAATATTGTTATATTTTCCATCAATATAAGTTAATGCCGTTATTAAATAATTAATACCGTCTTGTTCTTCTACAGCTATAACTCTAAATGTCTGTGCTTCTAAAGTAGAACTCTGTAGTAACCATATAGCATTTGCGTTGGGTGTTGCAGATAAAGCTGAATCTAAAGTAATTACATTTCCTACAAGTCCAGTTACGTTTTTAGTTTCAACCGTTCCATTAGGCAAAATAACACTACATTTTTTGTTTGATCCAGTAAATGTGTTTAAATCTTGTGTGTTATCAACAGTTATCTGTGTAGTGCTTGCTGTTTTTATTCTTCCTGATCTTCTTTCTCCACCACGGACAGGATCATTTACAGAAATTACAGATCCAGGTCTTACGATTGCACCAGCATCTATTGATGTTGTAAAACTAATAATTTCAGATTCATTTTGTTCACTAAATAGTATTGCCTTACCTAATCTTTGAGCCTGACCACGGGAAGTACAGGCAAATGCTTTTACATCTTTTTTTACTATTCCTAACTTTGCCTGTGCAGCAGTATCTTCTACAACTTCATAATCTATCTCTCTGCTATCCATGTTGAAGTAACTGACAGAAATAACAGTATGTCTTTGTTTTAAACTGCTGCCAGAATATGAAAATCCACCTTCACCCACGTTTGCCAAGCTAAATAAATAACTTGGATCTGTTGGCTTATCTTGTGTAATAGTCACAGAACCTTCAGACCATATTGGAAAACATCTCATAACACCAGCTAATTCATTTATCAACTGGTACGCTTCCATAGATCCCTGTAAATTTACATTGCAGCTAAATCTTGCCTCTTGTCCTCCAAATCCATCTGATACCAACTCATTTGCGTATCTACTAGCTGCCACAAAACTAAATAAGTCTAAGTTGCTATCTGTAATATGCGTACCAAATCCGTACCTTTCAGTAGTGAGAAGATCGAGTAGTACCATCGCAGGACATGAACACCAAACGGCAGCACCCATTGTTCCGTTAAATATGTAGCCAGTTGGATAGCGTATTCTACCAGTAGCAGGGTCTACATCAGGTGTACCAGAATTAGATGCTCCTGCTCCTGGTATCCTTACTTTTACACCACGAATACGAAAAGCTCTTTTTGGTATAGAACTAAACTGCTCAGAATCTATCCTTAAATTTGTATAGGCACTATTTGGATATGTTTGTTTATCATCGACAATTTCACCAAGACTTGTCCAAGCAAAAGCATCAACAAGACTAGAAGAAGTGCTATCTGCCGTAACTCTTACAACTCTAATATCTACAGGAAACGCACCAGTAATATTTACACGATATTCTTTTTGGTACGCATCAGCAGTTCTACCAGTAATAGTGTCTGATAAAACATCGCTAAAACCACCACTGTTATATTGAACTTGTACTTTTAATTGAACAGTAGAACCAAGTAAGTCTCCTTCATCTGTAGCTTTTTGTAATTGAGGAAAAGTAATGGTTACTTTTACAGCATCAACATTTGTATTTGTTATCTGGCGAGTGACAGGTGTGGAATTTGTTACCGTCACTCCCACACTCGTTGTTGATTGGCTACTTTCAATTCCTGGAATATGTTGCTGATTTCCTGTGCCTTCCTTAAAATCAAAACCTACATTTTGAAAATTAAAATCTGATTCTCCAGGGCTTGTATTACTGGCACTTGAATTAAGAATAGGAGTATCGTTTAAAAATATATCTTTTAATGCTGCATTTTTATATTCAGTAGATGTCTTATTCGTTATTTGTGCTTTTGATGGAGTAGCAAAACCTTCTATTTCTCCTTCAGATAATAAATCCTGGATCGTAGCAAACTGTCTACTATTTAAAGTATCAGGTGCTCTTGTTGGAGATGGTGGAGTAGGAGGAGGACCACCAGAACCTCTAATAATTTTATCTGTCATGCTGTTACCTGATTAGTGTCGATTCCTGCTGAGATAACAACTGATCCACACACAATTTCTCCATAACAAATTGGGTGGCTAGTACCTGCACGGCTAGTATTTTGCACCCCAGAAAAATTAAATGATATGCGTGGATCTTCTTCATCATTAAAATCTTGGCGTTTAGGTATGGGAAATAACATTTCACTCACGCCCATTAATGTTAAAGCTATACCAAAATTACCTATCATTGCTGCCATGCTAAACTTTCCAGCCATTGCTCCTGCACCAGCGAAACCCAGTCCTCCACCAGCCATAAATCCTGCTCCTGGTGCAGCTATAGCTATTCCAATCATTGCAACTCCTAATAAAGTCTTTCCTACTCCTCCAGAACCAGTAATTACAGGAACAATACTTATGTCTGACTGTCCTATGGGATAATGTATTTCAGTCTCATCTATCTCATAGTTGTCAATAAGAACTTTGTAGTATCTATTAGCCATGTATGCTTCTAACTTTGGAAAGTTACTAATAAGAAACCTAATTGCATCAGCAGTAGAATTTATAACAGCATCTAATTCTTTATGACCTACAAAGTCAGCTAGTTCCCCATAAAGTTTAACTTTTCTGAGCATAGCGATACCTCTTACCAGTACATTTTAACAACCACTCAGAGTATGGCTCTCTACAAGATAGTCTATCTGCTAAATGATGTAAAACCATATCTCCGAGAAAAATAGCTACATGATTTAAAGTAGGATGCACTATTGACATTAATAATACATCTCCTTTTTCTAACTTCTCATCTGATCTTAATTCCCTAAAACCTGTTCGCCAAGCATAATCTTCAAATAAAGGATTCTCTAAAAACTCTTGTGGTGTCATATTTCTTGCATAATCTTTTAAAATGATTCCTTTTTCTTTTTTATACCAATCAACAACTAAACTCCAACAGTCAGTCACACCCCATACCCATTGCCTTCCTAAAATATCTGGAACGTAACCATTTGGGATACATTCACCCCACTGTTCAGTTTTAGGATTAACAATATACCAAGGTAATTTACTTTGTTCACAACTAATTTTATCTGCCTGACTAGGTTCTGGAGGTGTTATAGGGTGGCTATGAACAACACCAATAATTTCACCTGTATTATCTGCTTTTACATAATCCTCTGGGTCAATAATAAAACACTGGTTATCTGTAATTGAAAGATTACGACAAGGATAATATCGTTCTTTACCTTTGACATTTAGTAACAGTCCACAAGATTCTCTAGGATCTTCACGTTGAGCATGAAGTAGTGCTTTATATTTCCAACTCATTGATTAAACGTACCAATACTAGGAAATAAAGCACGGGTGCATTGACGTTTTGGTGCTCTAACTCCAGCCATGTCAATAGCTCCTGCCAATTCAAACTCTACTATTTCTCTATTTTCTGTTGCTTTTCTATCAACTATAAATATCTGACGTTTAAATTCTGCTGTAGGATCTGGTGTACCTAATGGATTGCTTCCTCCACTAAAATTTGCAGCATCTAAAAATTTTGCCATTGTTCTTATTCTAGTGAACGTAGCCCCTGTTAGGTCATTACCAGCCGTTGTTTGATTAACAAGTAATAAAATAGCTGATATAGTTCCAAGTGCATTACTGATAACAAGTTTTGGTCTAGGAATTTGACCTTTTTGATATGCAAAACCTGTGGCTTCTATAGGAAATCTTTGATAAGAATTACCAGCCCATACTATTTCACCATTAGCATTTAAGTTACTTCCAGAGTGAAATCTATAAATTGTTGTCGCACCGTGTAAGGAATTGTCTAACTGTAATGTAAAAAGTTCAATAATTGCAGAAGGGTTTATTTTTTGAATTTCACTAAATACAGGATCAGTGCTCATGGTTCAAATACCTCCCTAAATGTTACCTGTATTGTCGCTCTGTTTAAATATGGAATTGATTTGGACCACGCTTGACATACAAATTTAGAAGAACTAGCTTCTCCTGGTGGAGTAAAGTCAAAGCTGGCACTATCGTTTGCCCTTGCATCTAAAAAAGTTTCTATAGTATCTGCATCTGCTTCTGATACGTTAAACGTAAAATTAAATATTTTTGGATTTTGATGCTGTGCGAGACCAAATAATATTCTGTGTTCATATCCATCAGCGAAACGGACCGTTCTAGTTTTTGGTGCGGATCTTTTTTGTTGTCCGTATGTTGGAGTAATTGAAGGAAACGTAGCCATTATGCGAGCATACCCCCTGGTCGTTTTTGTTTAATCAATTCTGATTGTATAGCAACTGATATGACACGACCAAGTTCTCTACTTTGTTGTTCATCACCTTCAACAGACGATCCAGAGGCGTCTACATTTACAACTATATTTGTCGAACTGCCAAGTGCATTGTTTGGTATGATAGTGCCCGATCTATCGGGAACAAATAATTCTGGGCCTCTTTCCCCTACCACAGAGGGTTTACCTACTGGTGGTCTACCTCCATCCGCAAATCCAAAAAGCTTAAATAGTCCGCCTGTTACAGTTTTCCCTCCTGCGTTACCAAATAGTGCCTGATTAAGAGCAAGATCTAAGAACCTATCTGCTACATTGTTTAACAAGTCTCCTAAAGTTGAAGTTCCTTTTATAAGTCCTTTTATTCCATCTTTTATATCATTTTGAATAGTTGTATTCATTTTTTCAAAAGCATCTAATGTCTCCTCTGCTGCTTTATTTAGATCGTGTGTAGCTTCTTCAGTTTCTTTAATTCCGTCTATCTGATCGTCTATTGCGTCTAATTGTTTTTCAAGAGTGGTCAGTCTTGCTTGATCCAATGGTTCAAGTTGACCTACCTCCTTTTGTTTTTCTAATAACTTATCTATCTCAGCTTGTAAGGCATCCTTTCCCTTAGTTGCTTGCTTTTCTAGTTGTGCTATTGTTTTTGCAATTTCAGGATTTAGTCCTTCTCGTCTAAGTTCAATTATTCGTTCTGTCATATCTCTTTCTTCGCCTACTTTTCTTGCTGCTTCGTCAAATTTCTCTGTTAGCGTAGCTGCCTCTATTTCTGTATTTATAATTGTCGCTAAAATTGCTTCTCTGGCTTTAAGTTCTTCAAGTGCCTCTTTAACTCCTGCTTTTAAAATTTTTCTGCTTCCTCCGTGTCCAACTGTTCTAAATGCGTCTTTCATAATATTCTCTCTTTCAGCCTGTAAAGCTAATGCACGAGGATCATCTAAAGCCCTTGCATCAGAAAGAGTCTGAGCTACATCAGCATCTCTAAGACTTTCTTCGTATCCTGTTATTTTTATTAAGAAGTTTAAAATTGATGCCGTAAATGCCTGTACTTTGGCTATGCCAGTAGCAAACTGATTATTTAGTAATCTTGTGGTTTCACCAAATTCAGTTATTGCCTTAACTCCGTCATCTCCCACTCGGTTAGCCATAAGTTCCATAGTTGCGTTAAACGCTGCATTTTTTCCTTGTGTTCTTTCTATCAATTTTATTCGAGCTTCCTGTGCTGATCCCTGTAAGCCTAATGCCTCTATTGCAGCTTGGCTATTTTTAGTGAACGGACCAAGGGCCTTTCCTAAATCTCCGATGGCTTGCACAGCAGACTGTATGGCTTGAACTGCTGCTGTTGCTGCAATACCTCCTGCGAATCCACCCATTTGTCCAAACATTCCACCGATACCACCGCCTAAAGCTCCTGCTGCTGCTACACCTGGACCTTGACCAAATAGTAAAGGGAAAGCTCCACTAATTAGAGCACTCTGCCTATCAAATCTTCTACCTAAATTTCGTAATGTATTTGGACTAGACCCTGCTGGTCCTCGTAATAATTTGCCTGTTCTTCTATCAAAGTTCAGTGCGGACTCAGTTGGAAGAGACATACTATCAAACTGTGGTCCGTATTGTGCTGCTGTAAAACCTGTATCGCCTCTCATGCGTTCCAGCTTCTTTGCGTGGACTGCTCCAGCTTTTGCAGATGCCTGATTTGCTTTCATTGCGTCTTTTGCAAATTCAGCCGATCTCTGCTCTGCTTTAGCTTTTCGTTCTGTTTGTTTGGCTACTATATCTGCGTCTTTCATTGCTGCTCTCATTTCGGAGCTAGGAAGAAGAAAGTTCCTCATAGGTCCTTTTGAAGCTAACTTATCTGCTTTATTCAGTATTGGGTTTATGCTTTTTGCAAAATTTCTTACTTTTATTTGGTCAGGAAGCTCAAAAATTTCACTTTTACCACTACTCCCACTTCCGCCTCTGCCTCTGCCTCCACCAACTCTTTTTACTTTTCCTACTTCTTCTACTTGCTTTTTTAGTCGTCTAAGTTGCTGATCTAATTTTTTAGTATCTAATTCTATATTTACTTTGTAATTAGCAGCCACGACTATTTATACTAAATAATTCTATATTAGCGTACTTTGCGAGTCTGGGCTTGTTTCTTAGCTCTTTCGTATGCTTGTTCTTCTCTTTCATTTTTTATATTGAAGTAAGCACTCCAAGCGTATAATTCCTGTACGGACATTTTTTCTCTTATTTCTCTATGCGTATACCCTAATTTTTCTGCAATAAAAAACTGTAGATATGTAAATGCGTCTTTGTCTAATTTAGCTTTTTACGGCATCGGGGCTTTCCTCCTCGCCCACTCCTTGCATCTTAGTCATTATGTCTAACAAAACTGACATTGGAATCTCTCTTCTAAGTGATGGTAAATCTGCTGTTGAAAACATCTTTGCACCTGATTCATCTTCAGCTTTTGTAACAATTACCTGAAGAGCAAAGTCAAGATTACCTTCCTCTTTACCCTTGTTCATAGCTATTAGTGTACTGTTTATTGTATCTCTATCGGCTATAGTTAGAGGCGACCAAAATACTTTTAAGATCAACTCCTCACCCTTAAAAATGGAGTAACTACTGCGTTCTTCGACACTAAAAGCCTGTTTTAGTTTGTCGATTGCTCTGGTTGTTGGCATAAAAAATTGTATCTATTCCTGTAGTATAGCTTAGTATGTTCCTGCTGGCTTGGTTGTCTTAGTCGTGAAACCTCTATTTAGTGCTAAGAATCCTTTATCTATGTCTTTGAATATCTCTTTACTTTGCGTATAGACATCGTACCAGTTAGGAACATTGGGTCGGGGTGTTGTTCTAGCTCCTTCTTTAAACAAAGACTCATACTTTATTCTTGTACCTTTTAGTCTTGCTTTGTTAATCACAAAAGCTGCATAATCTGTTTCATTACCTATAAATACAGGACTTGTTAGATCTTGATATATTTTTGCTCCTTGCTGGCTTGTAGCTCTAAATATGTCACTAGGTAGTCTGGGTAGAGCATCATCTTCTGGAATAAACTCTCCTTGTCTTGGTTTTGTGGCTTGTACTTCTGTTGAACTTACTATCCATGATTCGGCAAAAGTTCCTGTCCAAAAAGGGCTTCGATTCATTAGTGATTGTTGTATTTCCTGTGCAGCTTCGGCTCTTGCCTCTGTTACAAGTTTTCTAAAATCTTTTGGTAGTTGCTTTATATCTTTAAGCATTTGCAGAAAAATCGCAGTTTATCACACTTAAAAAATGCGTGTCTCTGTCTGTAGTGACAGCTGTTGGTCCTTCTATTTGACCAACCCTGGGAGTCACAGAAAAAGTATCGGTATAATTAGATGCGTTTATTGAGATTAATCCAGTGATAACAGATTGTGCTATTGCAGAAGCTACTGCACTTCCCTTGTTGGGTGGTGTCATTATTCCGCAACGTATAACCCCTGAATAGTATGTTTGGGCTGCACCTTGAGGCTGAGTAGTTGACTGATTAAAATTTATATTTACCATTACATACTTTTTATCTTTACCTGGAGTTGTAAAAGGAGTGTTATCAAATACTACAGTTACAGTGGGATCTGAGTCTTGAACAGCATCTAGTATTGCCGTTTCAAATGCTGCTCTTGCGTTTACTAAAGTCATTAGAAAATTACATCAATACGGAATAAGTACTCCTGTCCACCTTTTAGTGTGCGGATTTCAGTTATTTTAGCTCCTCTTGTTGATCCAGAAAATGTAAGAGTTATTTCGTCTTGAAGTAGAGGTTGATTATCACCTATCAAGTCTGGAGTAATGTAGAGTCTTGCAACATTCTCCTGAAACCCAGATTCTTCAGTAGATTGCACAAACTCGATAGGTACTTTAATTGTATAGTTTGTATCGATTGTTATGTATTCACCTTTATCAGCGTTATAACTAGATACACCCTTTCTTGTATAAATAATTGATGTGTCTAATGAGATCCCAAGTTGAGACACCACTTGTTTTGCGATCTTTTTAAATGCTGCGTCTAATTGTCCTGCCATCAGCCCCTAACCACTCTCATCTGAAAAGACCCTGCTCCTCCAAGTATATATGCACCTAAATAACTTTGTAACCAAGGGTAAACATCTAAAATATTATTTACTGACCCTGTTCCCTGACTTGCAGTATTGTATTTAACTTCTATGTCTCCTAGTTTTACTTCAGAAAAGTTACCGTCTGTTCCTGTATTACCTGTCATAGCAGTTGTATCGTTTGCCAAAGCTCTGGCTAATTCATATTGTGCATATTTAATATTTAATGGAATTGTACTGCAAGCTAGTTCTACACCATCTACTTGGTAATTATTTCTTGGAAATTTAAGTGCTTGACCGTCATCGCATCTATCTCCATAGAATACGAAACTGTCGATCCATCGAGTAGCTGATATTAGTGCTCTGTTCTTTTGATCGTCTGTTTTATTTGTCCAGGTTGAAGAATCTGGAACTGTCTCGAAATAGGTGTTGGCTTCTGTAAGCGTGACATAGCTGTTAGCGTTAGCGTCTTTTACAGTTGCATTTATGGTGGCTGCCACGGCTAGAAAGTAATTTTAGTTTTATTGTAGCGTAAAGAAAAAACCCCACCAATATTAGGTGAGGTTTGATGACCACATTTTAATTCTACTTATTAAATAGTAGAAGTATCAAGTGGAGTATTAACAATGATTTCAACCACAGGAATTAGGTCTGCATCGTATGTGATTCCCCAGTTATTAGAGTTACCTAACTGTGCGTTAGTTGGGTTGTCAGTAGCAGATGTCCACTTAGTTCCCATAATGTGATAAGCACTGTGGTAGTCAACAGACATAACATCTTGCTTAGATAAGATGTTTCTATCTGACTCAATGCTTAAAGGAGATTGCTCACCTTCAAGAATTGTTCCTGACTTGATTAGGAAACAACGGAACTCTTTTTGATGACCAGAAGAACCTGGAGCAACTGTATTAACCTGAGAGTCAATAACAACATTCATTCCAGCAAACTGACCGATACTTCTATCTGTGATTCCAACACCACCGCCACCCCATTGGATGCCAGTTCCAGTTGATAATGCAGAAGTAGAGAATGTTAACATACCAACCTGATATAGGTAGTAAGCAACAGATGGGTGAATTACTAGAGTATCTAGTTCTTCGCCTCTTTCTCCAAGAAGCGATCTACCTCTTGCAACAGTAGAAGCTGTTAGGAAGTTAGCTTCAGTAGCACCTGTACCAGCTTTACCTACATCAAGTAAGTTTGCACCTAAAGGACCAGTACCAGAAGCAAATAAACCATCTAGCAAGCTGAATAATCTTGCAGAGTTTAATTTGTTGATAGCATCTGCAATTTGATTTCTGATGTGACCCATTGGATCTTCACCAGCAGCCAATACAGCTACATCGTCAACAGCGTATGCAAAACCTCTGTGACAGATAGTTGCGATCTGTGTTCCTGTACCAATCTTCTGTGGTGTTAAGTAACCAGAGTTACTTGTACCCCATGTTGCTGTACCATCTAA